TTCTTGCACATCTGATATACTCTTCGACCTGCTCTTGTGTATAAGGTATCTTAATGTTCTTGCGCTTGAGGTTTTGATTGCCCAGGTAAGCTTCATTCATCGCTGGCGCTCTTTAGCATCTTCTGAAGTTCGGCAGTGCTGCCTACAAACAGATTGTTGTTAATTGTTTGTGGGTTCTTGTTGTCTTGCTTTTCAAGATTCTTCTGACGCTGATTGATCTCAAGAAGGTCCTTGTTAGCATCGACAACAGTCTTTAGCAGCTGGCTGAGGACTTCAAAGCTTCGTGGATGTTGTGATTGCTTAGCTATATCAAGCATGTCGATAACAGCTTCTTGACCTCTAGAAATCACATCATAGAGGTTGCCTCTTGCATATTCATAGTCGTTTGAAAGATTGCTGTCGACTTTTGATTTGCTTGTTTCTAGTGGAGGAAGGTCAAGTGCTTTTGCTATTTCATTACTCATGGAAGATCTGTTTTAGTGATAATATAACCATAGTCTTCTGACGCATCAATCTCTATGTAGTCTACAGAAGCCGCAGAATTAGAAGTTGGTTGACCGTTTGCAGTCAAGCCTGGTCTTACTTCTATTCTAAGAGTAGGATCTGTGTTTCCTACACCTTCCGCTGCAGTGTTTGTTGTAGGAATGTACAAATTTGTGTTTGCAAATTTGATAACCTTCGACTTCTTGACAGGGCCAAAGATGTATCCCTTTAGTGTGAAAGACAGTGTCCAAATGATTACTCTATCTTCGCCTATCTTTCCTTCATAGGAATCATTCAATGTGACATTGTCAAGGACAATTGGAATGTCCATTGCAATGCTCATTGAAGGAATCAAGTTGACAGTTGATGTCCAATCCGGTGTAAAGAATGGCAGGATCTGCTCAACGATTCTTGATCCATCCTCAGCAAACCTAGTCATCACATAAAGATTGAATGTAATGTCGTACGGAACAGGAACATACTGATATTGAAGCTTGTTAGGATCGCTTGTCAGCACCTTGAAGTTCTTTTGAACTGTCTGTAGCTTTCTGTTCGGTGAGTACTTAATGTCTCTTATTTCAAAGCCCATTCTTGGAAGCTGGATCTGTACAGGCTTATTGAGGTTTGGATCCTGAGTGTTTCTGACAAGAAACTTCTCCTTTGGACCATAAGCCAAAGGAACCTTCATTGTCTGTACAGTTTCTCCAGCCGAGTTTGTTCTGTTGATATAGATGTTGTTGAACAGAGTACCAAACAGGATTACATACTTGCGTATTGTGTCGTGGAAGAATGTTGCGCCTAGCATTAGATTCTTCCTGTCTCACTGAATGGATCAAGCTCTGTAAAGTCTAGAATATTGTCACTCTCTGTCTGGAGATCATCATTGTCTGCTATTGGATCTGCTGTGTTGATGTCATACTTTTCTTGGACAAGATCAAATCCATTTTCATCTTGAATAAACAAGCCACTTTCAGTCAATATTCCATAGCCTGACATGCTTGTAGAGTAGTTCTTCTCAATGTCGTCAATATCTTTGATTCCTGTGTTCAGCTTCTCATTGTTGTAGACAAACAATTCACACTGAATGTCAAACGTCTGAAGAGACCCCATCTGATAGAAGATTGCCTCGTGCTCTACAAACTTAATCTCAAACAGCTTTCTATTAAGAGGGAAGTAGATGAGGTCACCTTCTTTTGGCCTGACCTGTGATGTGTATGATCCAACTTCTTCACTGAACACGCGTCTTGAGACTGTAAATGTCACTGTGTCGTTGATCTGTAGATTAAACTTAGAAAGGAAGTCACCTTGACCTCCAAACCCTTCCACATTCTTGATGTACATCTCAAGCATGTAGAAACCATTGAACTCAGAGATTGTGTCTTCTGTGAGAACATTGTCTACTTTGACTAACGTTCTAGGTAGGTAAAACAAGTCATGACCGTAGATTTTGATTGACTCGACAATCAAGTCGTCAATCAACTGTTGTTCCATACTTGAATTGAAATTGTTAAAGTAGAAGTTTGTTGATATGGCACAAACTCCTTAACCAATAAAGTCGCTTGATGGCAACGAGTAGCTATTGATAACTGTGCGTTCTAGCTCTTCTATTTCATTGGATGCATCATTGTAAATCTTGTCGCCGTTGAATGTGACGCCACCAGGAAGCTGCATCCCAGAGAACTTAGAAAGATTAGAACCCCACTGCCTTTTGATCAAGGCAGTGCAATAGTTCTGAAGCCATCTGTCACTCCAAACATCTGTATATGTGTCTGGGTCAAGAACTGAATACGCTTCCACTACGATGTAGTCACCCACATTGAGTTTATCCCAATTCATGTCGATATACAGCTTATCGTTGTGTCTGTTGTATCTGATCGGCTGCTTACCAACCAAAAGCTCTTCAAGGACTCTGATGTGCGTGAATGCCATGTAGTATGGAATCATTGACACAGATGTCAGAGTGTACAGATCGTTCAATGCAATCTGATAGCGAATGTTGAATAAGTTGTTTGTGCTGAGAGAATCGCCAATATCAAAGATGTTGACGGCACCGATGATGTTTTCTGGAAGCGTGATGTACTTATCAGACACATTGTTTGCTGTGATCTGATGCTTGTAGTAGATCTTTTCAGTGCCATCAAAATGGTAGTCCCAATACATCTTTAGAGCTTCATCGATGCGATCTTCTACTTGATCATCATCAACGTTAATCTCAATCACAGGCTTGCCTAGCTTTCTTAGGCAATATTCTTTGAATTCGGAGCGAGATGCAGGGACTGCCATTTCTGACCTTTTGAGCTGTTTAGTGTATTTATAAACTCAAAGACCCATTTGTTCTCTAATTTTTGTAGCACTTATGCTAGTGATAGAAGCATCAAAGGCCTCTTGCTCAATCTTGTACCCCACATCTCTTCCGTATGTAATGTTGACGATGTTGGGAACAACTACGATCTGAAACATGCCCTGATACACTGGTTCCAGATCTCTCTTAATAGCATTGATTACTTCTTGAGCACTGAATGGATTAGAATCATTCCAACCCTGACAATCTCTTATCATAATACAAACCTGACCAGTTTTAGCGATAGCTCTTTCAAAAAGAGCTCTGTGGCCAGCATGCCAAGGCTGCCACCTACCCAACATTTGAACAGTCTCTTTGTTTGATTGAAAGACTGGCCGTCTCATGTTGTTTTTGATACGAACAGAAACGACAGCTGCCCATATATTTGCGTTTTGTTCTGTGATTCTAAAGTCGTAGGTTTCAGGAGGAACGAACATCCTGTTGGTGTCTTCAAATCTTCCTTCCTCAATAGTATCCATCCACACCACCCAGTCGGCTTTGATTGTTGCTCTCATTTCAGGTAGAGGGCAAACAAAATCACAGATCACATACTTTTTCTTACTCTTCGATGCCACAGACTGCATTCTTGTTGCTTGTCTTAGACGCCCTTCAGGTGAGAAATCCCAATCATTCGACACCTTCCTAAGCTCATCGCCATTAAGATGCTCTACATCCCCTAGCAGTTCTGTTAGCTTTTTAGCAAAAGTAGTCTTCCCAGAACCAGGAAGCCCCATAACCAAAATTTTCATTAGTATCTCCTATTTTACATTAATTGAAATGTTATGATAGCCAGAAGCAGACGACCCTTCAAAGAAGTAGTTTGTTCCTAGACAGTATCGTCGTATCTTTGATGTAGATTTTTGTGTTTCGTGTTTTATCCATCCAGGAAACACAATTAGTGTGTTTGTTTTTGGATAGATTGTTAGAGTGTTGTTGTTGTACTGATTTGGTTGCTTTTTACTAAACGCAAATTGAAACGTCTTAAAGATTTGGTCAAGACCATCTTGCCAAAAGTCTATGGGTGCCATTGTTTGATTTGACATATGCTCATCGAAGTACAGCACACAGCTTATCATTGTGTTTCTATGAGAATGGCGCTCGTGGTATGTTCCTTCAACGTTCATGGACAGCCATGACCTAAACATTTTGAACTTGTCGTCAATTCCTAGCACAGTCTCAGTGTATAGTGAAACATGCTTGTCGCAAGCTGCCTTTATTCTATCCAGTTTGTGTTGTTCTAAAACATGGCTTTCTTCACTAAGATAGTTGCCGTCATCTCCATATTGTTTTTGTAGACTGATTGACTTGAGTGTTTCAACCTCATCTTCCGTAAGGCCATCGCTATCTGATAGCTGCTGTACCAGAATTGGAACACTGTACAGGTTTATTATTGTCATATCAAATCAACTGAAAGTCCTTCATCCGTCCTGGCTTATGGACTTTGATGAAGATGTTTACTGATTCAGCGACATTAGACAATGTATTGAGGTTGATGTCTAGTTGCTTAGGAGCAAGCATGCCTTCTTCCTGGAGATTTCTCCAGTAGTGAATAATCTCATATGTGACGTCCGTGACCTCAAGATCAATATCATGGTAAAGGCCAAATGTGCTATCACTCAATTTTTTCTTGATTGATTCCATATTGACCATCTGATCAAACATCCTGAATGTCTTTGGTGTCAAGATCCGTACATGGGTATAGTCATCAAAGAACAAGTCACATCTATGATGAGGAACGTTGACAAACCACTCTGCGCCAGGTTTACTGACTCGGTACATCTCTTTGATAATTGCGGTGAAAGCTTTTGGAGATTGACCAAGATGCTCAAGAATGTTGTCTGCATGGATTTTATCGAAGAAATTATCTTCCCAAGGCCAAGGTGTCAATTCAAAGTCCCACACTTGGTCAGGGTTACACTTAGGTTCGACGTCGACGTTCCAATAGTCTTCTAGCTTCTTGAAGCCACAACCCATGTTCAAATTTGGGTGTTCAGGTGTCAAACAAGTGGTGTCAGAGAGCATTGTTAATCCTTTCATAATCTAGGCTTTGCTAAAACGTTATTTCCAATTACATTGTAATGGTACTTATCTAGTCCAAGATAGTCAACAATCTCATTGAGAATTGACTTTCTATTGTCAGAGTGTTCTATAAAAATGATAGGGTTGAAATTTGTAAGTGTTTGCTGGGCGCCTTTTAAGACAGCAAGATCCATTCCTTCAACATCTATCTTCAAGAAGTCTACTTTTGGTACTTTGAATGTTTCAACAAAGCTATCTACAGTGATTACTTGCACAACATACGATCTGCCTGACTTCGACACAATCTTGTCTTCAACTAGACTGAAGATACCAAAATCTTCTTTTTGGTAGTAGTCTGGCTCATTGATCGTTATCCATCCATCGTATTCACCAATTGCCATGCTATGTGTGAACACATTATCGAAGTTGTTGAGTGCAATGTTACCAGATAACATCTGAAAAACAAGTCTCTGAGGCTCAAAGCAGTGGATTGTCCCGGCAGGAAACATCTTCGCAACCCACGTTGCATATGTTCCAATATTAGCACCTATATCAAAGATGACAGGATTCTTTTCTTCTCTAAGGGATAACATTGTGTGATGCGCCTCTATAGAAGAGGCGCTGCCATGATCTAAAAGCCATTGACCATGGCCCACTTGCTCATGATTGCAATCAAACCTGTTGACTATCATAGAACCATGATCAGAGGAAACAAGAACGTTTCTTCTGACCTTGTCGGTGACAGAAAACATTAGATCCAGGCGTCCCAGAAAATCTCTCTGTTGTATTGCTGATAAAGATCTAGACCCAAATATTCAACACAGTTGATAGTTGTTTTCTCAAGCTTAGGCTTAATCTTGTGAAGATTCTTGAATCCAATAGCAACATCATTATACACTTCTGACTGTTCAATATGTCCAAAGTTATGTTCAAAAGCAGGAAGCTCAAAGAACTCATAGATTCTTTTTGTCTGAGATTTTGGGCTATTACAGAATCTAGAATAGTCGACAAAAAGAAGTCTATCAAGATACCCCATGATGATTGCATCTTTCATATGCGCGTGTGCAAGACCCATAGGACCGTTAGGGCCTGCATAGAAATAGGCTCTTGATGAAATAGTTGAAGCTTCTCTCAGCGATTGATCTGGCAGCGAGAAGAAGTCTGGGTTGCTCTTTCTTAGCTTTTCAAACGATGCAAGAATTTCGGCTGGATTTCTGACAAGGCATAGAATTTTGACTTTTCTTTGCATTGTGTCTTCCAATAGACCAATCTGCGAGATCCATTGACGATCTTTGTCAAAAACAATTGGTTTATCGATGTGTTTATAGTACCCGTCCAGTACACTAGAAAGGACACCTTGTTTTGCCTTATCGTTAGGATACTCTTTGTTCATGTCAAAACTATTCCAGTTTGCATGAATGGAGCCAACAAGAGACGAAAGAGAAGAAACTGCTTCCGAATGAATATTTGGATTTTGTTTGAGAATGTTGCAGATCATAGTAGAGCCAGAACGAGGTAGTCCAGCTATAAAGTGTAACGATTTCATTTTATACAGCACCTTTCAAATCAAAATGTTCAATGAGATCGGATTCTAATTTCTTGAATGTAGAGGTCCAATCACCAAACTGTTCTTGTCTATATATGCGAGTTGTTTTTTGATACCAAGGACTATGATCTCCACCGTAGGCCCAAACGTGATAAGGTAGTATCGGAACGATTACCCAGGTAGGCTTGCCCATAGCGGAAGCAAGGTGAGCGATAGATGTGCATGATGTGATGATCAAATCTAGATTTTCAAATGCAGCTGCAGTATCTTCCCATGAAAGCATAAGGTGTTGAAGATCAGAAATTTCTTCAGGTAGTTCTCTTGTATCAGTATCTCGCTGAAGACTATAAAACTTGAGTTGATCGTACTTGTGCAAATTGATTAAAGGTTCAGGTGGAAAAATTCTAAATTGCTGATGTTCAAATAGAGGACTGCCGCTCCATCTAATTCCAATCTTGGGTTTGTCCGAATTTAGAATTGATTTCCAAATAGGAACACTCAAAGGATTTGCAAA